CAAAGGAATTGATACTTCAAAGCATCTATTGTTTGATCTGTAAGATACTTGTCTTTGGCTTGGTCGTCTGCATTTTCCATTTTTTCTAGAGTTACGCGACCAGAAGGAGGAGAAAGTGCAGAAAGGTTACCCCATCTATCTACAAATTGGACAGAGCACCTCCAACTCCCTTGCCTTAAAACACCCCCAAAGGTATTTTTATTGTTATTGCCCGGAGATATAACATCTGAAAATTCTGTAGTGCCTATCCGACAGTTACCAAAACTAGCAGCTAGTGTGACTACAGGCACACCAGGAGTGACAGGAGTTATTGTTGGCAACCCCCCTAAAGCATTTGCACCTCTATGCGCGTACCCGACATTATTTGGAGGGCTTTTACTCCCACCTACAACGATGTCCGTTTGTGGGCCTTCCCCGCTAGGAGAGCCAGGTCGTTCTGGAAATCCCAAAGGTGCTATGACATCCCCATCATAGAAATAGGCAATACCCCCTTGAGGCACGATGACTACACCATCCGGTGTGGACTCAAACTGCGTAGGAAACTGGGGTCTCAAAGAAAGAGATACGTCTGCATTTACTTTTGCAGCCACCCCGTTGGGAGCTAAAAGAGTGATACCAAAAGGGGCCCCGGCGTTTACATCCCAGCCTTTGTGCTCTTGTATCACAGAAAACAAAGTGGGAGAGCCTGTGTACACCACATGCCAAAGCAGTATGTCTCGCTCACCGCTCTGGAGAAGGCAGTGATACACCCCTGCGCTGCGAGCGAAATCTAGGCCAGGGTCGGGGTCAGCAGTAGCCGCTACAGGGTATGTGGGCTGATAAGGTACAGGTCCTTGAACAGAGCGCAGAGAACCCGTCTCAGTCAAGTACATATTCTCAATCTTAGAAGCGACTTCGTTAGGAGCGATTAACCTACCGGATTCGACTCTAAGTTGAAAAGGACCGACTGAATTACGAGTTCTCTCATCTGCCATGACCTACTCTTTCGATTTGGTGGTTCTCTTTCGAGTAGCTTTCTTAGGAGCTTCAACTTGGGGCTTAGAAACAAGTTTCCAATTTAAGAGGGCATCTGAACCTTCTTCATACCATGCTTCCGCTTCGCCAAAGGTACGGAAAAGACCGCGAACTGTACACCCACTTCTTTGTCGCGTAGCTAAACAAATAGCGTGCTCCAGCTCTCCGCTTTTTCCAGTAAAGGTGTAAATTGCTCCTGCGAGTACAGGGGCAATCTCAACTTCTTCTTCTACTTTTACAGTTTTAGTTACTTTTTTTGTGGCCATAATTTTATCCTTTTACTAATGGGAACTGACGACGGTATATCAGATTTCGACGTACTGATGCAACTCGCTTATTACGTGGCCTACTAGAAGGTCGTGCATCTCCATATCGTTTCGTCAGATTGTATAGGGCTCTCTCGTAGTCTGCTTGTGCAGACCTCTTAGCTGCCTCGTTACCCATCGCTTCATAAACATACTGCAACGTCTTGTTAATAAGCGTGGGGATGGCGTCACTGTGTATACGTGGCACATCTTTATCATCCACTAACTTTCTAGGTGTACGGACACATCGCAGGTCCACTTCATACGTTTTATCTGGAATCGGAATGAACCGAAGCGTTTGATACCCATGTATATCGCGGAACGGTCTATTATAGTCCGGTGTAACCGCGCCAGTGTCCGTGTAGGTAATGACATGCCCATCTACCTCGTCCAAGAAAAAGAAGTTGTCTGGAGTCTCGACCCTAATTCCTGCACCGACTTGATCTCCATCATCCGTTAAACGACGACGATAAATTCTTTTTTTAATACCAGCTCTTTGGTATCTCTGACGTGCATTATCATCAAACCCTAGCATAAAATCTATATTCGGTAATGTAATCTCTATACCATGATGCGTAGTAATTGGAGGTTGACCTGCTGTAGTATGCTCCAGCACTTGAGTAGATAGGGTTGTATTAGAAGGACCGCTTTCCCAATAGGCTTCTACTCTTGAACCTGTTGTATTTGCAGTTGTAATCGGCTGGGATTGATCTTGCGTTCTAGGGCCAGAAGTTGCATAAAAGATTTCTCGCTGCCCCCAAATGTACGTGAACAAATACTCAAACTTACCTCTTGGCTCCGGTCCTGTCCAAAACGGTAAAGAAACTGCGCTAGTTGCCACGGGGTCAAATGTAGGGGCTTGGAGTACCTGATACTCTCTACGGAAACACCAGCGGGGTACTCCTTGGGACTGAAGCCTATCTGCCATATTGAGAGAAGCGTACTCAGCTCTATCTTGACCTATGACCGTTAAAGGATAGTCCAACTGATTTCTTTTCAGTGTCATAGACCGAATCTCAATCATGTCATCGGGTAAGGCCACTTCAGAAGTTTGAATACGATAATTTAATCCTGTAGGTAAAACTGCAGTAGGCCACGGCTTTTCAAGGCTCATATAAGACCTGCCGTAAGCTGGAGGGAAACTGGGGGTAGTCCAGACCTCTCGAATACGAAAGTCGTACCAGCGACCATCTGCATCCTCTATGCTGACAGTTCTACCAGACCAGTTTCTCCCTTCTTGCCAGTTCAGCTTTGTGGTAGAGCTGGAATCCAAATCCTGCTGCAACACCCAAGCATCCGTAGGAAACACAGAAACCGTATCGCCTGTTGCGGTAGGTTTTGCATCAGGATCTACACTAAAGGGTATGATGTCTTCAAAAAATAAAAACGGGGCTTCTTCTGCAATCTGCATATAAGCTACGTTAATCCAACCGTTTGTGCGTTCGATGGCAACGGTAGACTGTGAGGGTGCCCAATCCGCTCTTGCAAATACAGCTTCACGAATACCTTTTAAATTAAAAATGGCACACCCCCATAAGAAAAGAGGGGAGTCCTCCTATCTTGAAGAACTCCCCTAAAAGTTTTTACCTAGACGGACAGTCTAGAATAACTGGAGCCAGCAGGCCCCCAGCCGCAGTTGTCGCGATGCCGACACCAAGAATTCTTGCTGTTGCACCTGCAGCTTCTGCAGTTCCCACAGCATTTGAACCTGGGATCAAACCGCCTGTTCCACCTACTGCATTACCAGAGTCAGTTAAAACTACTCCTTGACCAGATTTCAAAACCCATCCGAAACTGCCAGAAGCAATCGCGTGTTGAGCTACACCCACAACCAAATCCGCGGGCATACCTGCGAGGGTTTTTTGCACAATTAAATCGGCGTCTAGGGCACCCGCCGTAATTTTACGACAAACAACATTACCTGCTACTAGGGCTTCCGAGGCTTGAACGTAAATCCAAACTTGCTCGCCTTCCCCATTTGTTCCTGCAGGTTTTAGAAGAGTTTGCCCAAGAGGTGCTTGAGCGCCTTCAGCGGTTGTCGAAACTAGGTCAATCGAAATACCAATTCCAGTATCTATAGCCATGATAAATCTCCTTTAAGGTAGGTTTCCGCCGGTTACGGCGAAGTTACAACGAAGGTTATCACAGTACATGCCCATGCTAAGCACGAACTCGTAACGCCACATATCCTGCGTCGGGTGACGGATAGGGCCACGTTGTGCGAAGTCACCCTTGGTTTCCATCATAGAATCATGCCCCATAGTGTACAAGTGCCATGTGCTGGAGTGGATTCCGTAGATGAGACCGTTCGCTGCAGGTGAAGCAACGCCGCCGCGCTGACTAATTGCTGCGGAAGTGACATCGATGTACTGGTCAGAGTAGAACGTAGCACCTAAGAACTTAGCACCTTGACGGAGCTTGCTAGGAGCGCGGTCACCTGCTTCAGTAGATGGCGTGATGATTTGAACTTGGTCATCAAGGTCTTCTAGGTAATTGTCGAAGGAGCCCCGGTCACCAAAGAGCAAGTCAACATCGCCTTCTGCGTTAGCCATTTCTTGGCTCGCATCATAGTAAGCTGCTCGCATTTGCTTACGACCTTCTGCAGCGAAGGAAGCGATGTCGCGGTACTGGTTGTGCCAGCCTGTAATGGAGTTCTTTTGAACACCGAATACGGTGTCTGTTTGAGCTGCTGCATTTGCGTACTCAAAAGCTCCTCGTCGCGCACCAAGTCCTTTGGGATCGTAGGTTACGTTGCCGTTGAATGTTGGGAAAGAGCCTGCTCCAGCACCGTTACCAGCAACAAGCTGCTGTGCGATGCGCTCATGGAAGTCCATGATAGCTCGTTCGGGGTAACGCTTGATGAGTTGAACTAGGTCCATCTCTCCATTTGCTTCCCGAAGGTCTTGACCCGGTACGTCGTATGCGTAAATCATGGTCGCGGCATAGGTATTAGCGCGAACAGAATTCATAGTACGACCACCTGCGATAACTTCGTTACCAGTCAAGATGGGGGTGATTTGTCCAGGTCCACTTGGGACAAGAGCGAACTCTCTAAAAGGACCTTTTGCAGTGACCTTTTGTCCCTTCTTTACGATTGCATCGAAAGCAGGGTGCCACTTGGTGAAAGTCTCCGAGTAGCCAGGAATAAGTTCCTGCAGCGCGGTGACTAATACGTCAGGTGAAAATGCCATTATTTACCTCTTTCTATTAGAAGCGATTGCTATTTTTGCAGCGCGGGAGAGTTGATCTCTCCTGCTTAAATCCTGCATCCTCACCACCGGTTTTTGAGGCCGATGGGCTGGTGTCGCACCAGTCACCGCTTGCTGTGATTTAGAAAGCGATGGCTGCACAGGAGTCTGCGCCGATGGAACATTTTTAGCACCAAACTTTAAAGAAATCAATTCCAATGCTCGCTTATCTGGAACATTTTCTTTCTTTAACTCTAGTGCAAACTCTGCAGCGTCAGTCCCTAGTTTCGCTAATTTGACCGCGTAGTAGGGGTCAAACTCTTGCTCTACCAAGGTTGTAACTGCACTTTTAAGTTCTGGGTTTTGCTCCAGCTCCTCGCCATGTGTGTCGTAAAACTTAGTAACAAACTCCTCGACCTGCTGGTTCTCGTACTCCTCTAAAGATTCCTTAAAACCATTCAGCTCGTTTTCCAAAGTGGTGTATTTAGTCTCCCACTCGGTGTTCTTTGTTTGCAACTCGTTAAGACGAGGGTCCTCTTGACCATAAGAAAGAGCTTCGTACAAACGCTGATAACGCGCAGCATCTTCCTCGTGCTCTTTAATCTTAGGACTCCAGTAGCCGTTAATCTTCTCTGCCCAACCTCGAATGTCTTCTGGGAAGGCTTCGTGCTTGCCATCCCAATCGTCCCACCCAAATGAGTCGAACGTAACGGGCTCCTCCGCGGGGGCTTCCGCCTCCGCAGGAGCTTCTTCTGCAGGTGGCTCTGCAGCTTCAACGGGTTCAGCAGTTTCAACAGGGGCTGTATCTGTCGCTGGTGCTTCAGCTACTGCCGGGGATTCAGTAGTTTCTTCCATAACTTCTCCTATTTTTTATTTAGTGCAATTCCACGTTGTTGAAGACTCTGTAAAAATCTTCCTTCTAACTGGCTTAAAGCGTCAGAGTAAGCGTCTCTTGTAGGACCTTCTTTCTCTTTTTCAATCATATTTCTAAGAGCACCCATGGTCTCTTTGAATTTTTTGAGTACAGGGTCATCTTCTACAACTTCACTCTCTCTTTCTGATGACAGGTCTACGCCTCTAGCCATATCTGCTTTTCGCACATCAGGGCCAGACTCTTGTAGACGTTCTTCCATTCCAGCTTCTGCGTCACTTTCTCCGAAAGATTTGATGCCCCCTCCAGCTTGATAGTCAGAACTTTCGAACATGGTGCGTTGAGGAATGGTATCCATTTCTTCCTTAGACATATCACTAGATTTATACGTTACATTTTCTTCAATAACGTCACCATCACGGGCAGCTTCTATAATCTTTTGGATTCTTTCTTTATCCCTAACGATTGTAGACTTACCGCCCGTAAGACTAGAAGCCTTGTCACCGCCTGTAACTTTAATCGTGCCATCGTCTTGGGTCTCAAAGAAGTAATCTCCGCGGCCTTTCCACCTCTTAGGAAGTCCTTTAAATTTTTGTTGCGACATTATCTTCTGGGCAACTCTAGCGCGTTCTTTAGGAAAGTTCATAACTCCCTTAGCTTCACCCATTTTGGTATCACCAATTTCATCAATTTGCACATCTGAAGACATCATATCTTCTTTCATCATATTCTCTTTCATAATCAGTACTCCTTGTCGCCTTTCATAGCTTTACGGGCTACTCGAATCAGTTTAGCCATGCGAGGAACAGGGTGCGCTCCTTCCTCATCACCCATAACGGTGACCTTTTTGATTTTAAGGTCCATCACACCGTCGTCTTCTTTTACTTCTTCTTTATCTTCTTTGTGCTCGGAATGTTCTTTATCGGTTTTTACAACGTCGTACCCGTAATGGTCTAGCTTATCTTTGCACTCCTCCAGAGAGTCACAATCTTTCATAAGACATTCAATCATCTCATCTCTAGAATACTCTTTCTTGTCTTCCTTGTCGTAATCAGAATGTTCGTCTTTGCCTTTTTCTTCGTAATCTTCCTTTTTACCTTCACCTTCAAGGCTGTAGCCTTTTTCTTTGAAGCGGCGGATGACCTCCTCTGGAGGAAGATTCTCTTTCATAAGTTCTAGCAAACACTCCTCTGGACTTTTGTGATCGCTTTCATAATGCATAATTAACTCCTAAGATTTTTTTGTAGCTGCAGCGGAAGCAGCCCGTTTTTGCTCAGCCATATCTTTACGGATGTTCTTTCTATAATCATCTTTATCTCGGTATCCCGCCTCTTTGTAATAGGCATCCGCGTTCTCTCTGGCAGTATGCTTAAAATCCTTCCACTGACTGCTAGACGAGCTAACCATCTCACAATCTGGATTCTCCTTCAAGTATTCTTTGAGCTGCGTTTTGGTTGTAAAGGTCTTACCGATTTGTTTAATCCTCAAGGGCCTGTCATCACTAGGTCCTGCTTGTGCAACAGGGCTCACAATGCGTAATACCTCTCTGTCGCAAATCGGACATCTCAATCCATCTTCAAAATGTGCAAGTAGTTGAAAGACCTCCTGTCTTCCATGCTCTGGACAACGGGCATCATATAGTGGCATTAGACTCCCTCTCCTCCGACACCGCCTGATACGCTGCCTTCTTGTAAGTTTTCGGGGGTTCCTCCCCCGCTCATAGGTGTATCTTCTGGAGCACCTTGCCCCATCATCTGAAGAAGTGTATTCGGGTCAAGACCCTGCACGCCCTGTGCGTTTACTCCCGGTGGCAGTCCTTCTGGAGACATACCTGTCATACCTGGCATACCGGGTTGTGGCGGTGGCTGCTCTGCCTTTACGTTTGGCATGAGTAACAAGTCCAAGAGCTGCTGGATGAGCTTGTCTTGATTGACCATAGGGTTGTTCAACAACACAGGTGCAAAACGCTCCAACTGCTTGAGCAACACAACTCGGTTTGCTTCCGGGGCAGAGAACGGTACAGCTTCATAATCGTAATCCAAAGCACGCTCGTTTTCGTTCATTACCAAAAGCTCTTTGGTCAACTGCTCTACGTTGGGACTGTCCAAAAGACGAGCTGGGATAACCTCATCAGGACGCATAAACTCTTTGTACAACGCGATAACAGCTTCACCCATCCAAGCGATAACATCATATACCGCCTTCTGCCTTCGGGCGTTTCTAGTTCGCGTAGCCGTATCAGCCAGAGCCAGCTCTGTCGCAACATCTGACTGACCCACCATGCCACGGCTATAAGCAGGGATGCCCAAAACAAACTCAATGGTCTCAATACAACGCGCTCGCATTTGAGAAAAGTTAGGGGAGAACTGCGGAATAGGAGTGCTGCCAATTACGTCACCGATGCCTACCCTCGCCTTAGTGTCGATGACCCCGATTTCCCCAGGACCGCCGATGTCCTCTAACAAGTCCATCAAAACGGCGGGGTCATCGACAAGGCCCCCGTTAATAAGCATAACGGGGATTGATGTCTTAGAGTGCCACATCTCTAAGGTATCAATCTCGTTGAGGCGTTCTTGAGCAGTCTGAATCAACTGGACATCACTCATACCACCGATGTCTTTCAGATTGTCATTGAACGTCAGAATCTGATATGGGTTCCGTAGGTTTGTGTACGGAAGGTTGTCTTCGAGCAAAGGCTCATCTACATCGTCCATAAAATGAAAGAACTTGTCCGATACAAAATCGTAGACTTCGTAAATTGTAATCCACTGGTACACATTTTGAGACGCATACATATCCGAAGGACTGTCTTTGAGTGGGTCTTTCAACCACTGGGGGAACGCGCCGAAGGTTGCTCTGTCTGCGACCTCTTTATTGTAAATGCCTTTCTTCCTACCTTTTCCGTTTGCTCTTTTTTCAAATTCACCACGGGTAAGTACGGTAACTTCGATGATGTATCGAATGTCTTCGTATTCCTCTACGGAGTTGTCGAAGAATATGTTCTTAGGGTCTATGACTCGGAAGATTGGCGTTCGTCGTTTTGGGTTCCAGACTGTCTTCATAAAAGCACGAGGCCAAACGCTTGCTCGTGTGGTTAGTTTCCAAAGTTTTTCGTGTACTTTGTTTCGTCTAAGGCAGTCATTGATGAGCATTTCTCGCAGCTTGGCTGCTTCTCGTAGGTCTTCTTTTCTAGGTTGTACTGTGACTTGTGGATTTGGTGGCACGATGTTGGCGACCATAGTGTCGCAATAGGAGTAGACAAAGTTCTGCTCCATTGTAATCTCATCGGAGTTGTAGTTGGGTACACCCAAACTACCATCCAGCTCGTAGTCTTCATCATTTGTTCGGAAGAACTCACTCCGATACCAACGTGCCCACTTAGCCCACCTTTTTCTTTCTCCATCCAGCTTTGTTTTTTGCTGCTTGATGATAGCGGGAAACTTCTTTGCGGGATTGTACTTTGTATCGGCCACGGTGACTCCTTAACGTCGCTTGTTTCGTTTTTTATTTCGAATCATGCGAGTGGACTTGTATTTCGATTTTCGAGATTTGGTTTTAGTCGCTTTTTCTACGTCTTTCAAATACTGCTGGCGTGCATTATACGCCATGTTGTTAAAAGGAATCACGTTATCGAAAGAAACTTCCTCATTCTCACCGGGTTTTTTTCTTTGGGGTAAGTCTCGTGCTGCGTATGCCGCCCAAATCAGTGCGCTAACTTTATCGTAGTGATGTTTTTCTCTACGATGTCGACCTACCTTCCCGCGGAGCATTAGAGCTTTGTCCGAATCCTGCACCTTCTTGTCGTTTTTGTAGGTCATCAGTTGCTGTACGAGGTCTTCATCGTACAGTTTTAGGTTGTCCATCAGTGCATCGAGGAGATTTGCCAGACCTTCGTCGATAGATTTCGAGGTTGCTGGGATACCCGGCTTCATTTTGTCGTGGTAATACAGGTTTTCCCACTCTTTGGTCTGCAAAATAGCGAGCACTGCAGCTCCTACACCGTTGGATTCTACCAAAATGTAGGCGTTATTGTACCTTTTGGCAGTGAGTACGAGTCGTTCTGCTACAGAAACCGGGTCTGCTTCGTTGTCGGAGAAGCACGCGACCTGTGTCCACTCGTTTTTCCAGACCTTTAGCACTTGAAAAGAGGCGTGGTCACCCGCTCCAAAGCCCGCAGGGTCAACGCCGATGGCGTAAATGGCACCTGCTTCGGGTGCTTCGTACTCTTGGAAAGGTCCATTCCAAGGTATGAGTAGCGGTGACTTAATATGTTTTTCTAAAATGCTTTTGTGGATGACTCCACCTGCTGTTGCCATCCAGCAGGACACCGAATCGAAAGGATAAAAGGTGCGAAATAGGTCGGGGTTCCTTCGGATTTCTGCGTCTGCCTCTATCATTTCTCTACGAAATGCTAGGTTTTCCCAAGTCAGGCCCTTTTTGTGGTACTGCTCGTACAGCTCTAGTTCTTCTTTGTGGGGTGTTGCGTTTTTTGGCCAGGGTCTGCGGGCCAGTTTGTTATCCCAGAAGGGGAAAAATGCTGCCACCCATCTGCCTTTGCCTCGTTTTGCGGAGTTAAACAAGTCTTGCCAGTACCGAGCACCCGGTGCGCCAGAGGGGACGGGTGTACATTCCACTACGGCGGTAGCATGTTGTCGGTTGATAATAGATGGCAGCATTAAATTCATAATGGTTCCGGGGCTGGAAAAGAATCCAATCTCGGAAATGTGTACCGAATCCGGCGACTGTCCGATCCCCACTGCACCACTTTCAGCAGACAATGTACGCATCCTGCCGCCGTATTTCGAGTCGAACGTGAGCTGACGACTCTCCCGGTTTGGTACAGTGGGAGACCGGAACTTCTCATCCCAACGCTTATGGTTGAAATGCACCCGCTGATGTAAGTAATCTGCTCGATGCTTCGTATCCGCAATACATACGTGGTCGTGACCAGGCGTGTACGCAGTTAAGGCGTAGGCCCCAAGTTCTGCACATAATGATTTTCCTCCCTGTCGGTATCCAAGGAGACATAACCACCGATTGTGCCCAAGCTCATTTTTTGGTGGGTTACCAAGGTAGGAGAGTAACGTAGTTTGGAGGTCGGTTGTGATTCTGGAGGGGTCGTATAAAATTTCTTTACCTGTCGCTTGGTCAAGCACATGACCAAAGGCGGGCAAACTAACAATAGGATTCCGCAACGTAGAAAAAGACTCGACCTGGGGCTCGACTTTTGGCATCTACTCTCCCAAAGCTGTGGCTGGGATTGGCTCTCGCGCTTTAGGTGCTTCAAAACTTTCATCGACCACATACTTCGCTTCCAAACTCTTGGCGTTATCTGCAGCCTCTTGTAACCGTCCGAGGACTGTAGTGAAAGCCGCTTCTCGATTTGTCTTACCATTTTTACCCGCAGAAACTATAGCCGTATACATCAACTCCGCATACGGCTGAGCCGCATCCGCTACCGTAGGTGGAATGTTACCACGCACTATCTCCGCAATAAGCCCAGAACACATATACGCAAAATCATTCAAGTCCTCGACCGGCGAATCCTTAATCGTGTTTGCGATTTCATTTCGAGTGTCTTCTGGAATCCTCTCCAGAAATAATGCGTACTCACTTGCAGACCTTCTTTTTGCCACGGATACCTCACAGGGCCAGAATAACAGAAATTAAAAACTTTTGTACCTACTCAACTTGCGAACCGGAGGGTTCCGATGGTGAGACAAAGATAACAATAATGTATCTATCGGTTTCTTAACGCGCTTTTTAGGCAAACTACTCAAAGCCTCTGGTGTGTGCAGGTAGTTCGGTAAAAGCATCTTAGCAGTATTACAAGTTGTGAACTGGGGCCGTTCGTTTAAATCATTCCATATCTGCAGCCTCTTAGCAAACTTACAACGACTGTTCTTTTTTTGAGTAAATGGAATAGTCCTCATGTCCACACGGTACGCCCAAATCCAATATGGGACCGAGTTTGCAAAACTACCCACACAATCCAACACGGATTTATGGATGTCTGCTTCACTCTTACCAGACCAGTTGCAAATCAATCTTGTGGGCACCCCGTGGCAGTGAGCCGTCAGATACTCCAAACCCTCGGTCGGTATGGTTTTTCTAATTCTTTGTATCTGATACACTGTAAGGTCGGACAAAAGGTCCGAAGAATAGCTAGGGAAAAAGTGAGCTGCAAAATACCGTGGTGTGACTAACAAAAGTTTTTTAAGCTCTGGTATCATGTACTCCCGCGGGGCATACATCGACTCCGGTTGCCAAAGCCACTGGGCATAATGCTGGTTATCCAAAATCCAAGGCTTGAACTCTTTGTACTTTTCGATTTCTTTCAACGTCCGAGGTTTGTTCGGACCAAAGAAGTAAGGAACTTTCCAAGTAGCCGGAGTTAAATAGGGAGATCTACGCTTACTCCGTCGATGCTTGTTTAAGAAGTTCAAAAACGGAAACAAGTATTCTTCTTTTGAGTGCAAAATAACTCCGTGGCAAAAGACATTTCGCGAAAATTCATGGGATTGTTCTGGTTAAGCATATTTTACGTTCAAAAATTGGCTGTGTCAAACCGCCGTTAACCGTAAACGCTGTACATCCACGTAGTTTTTTAAAAAACAAGAAAATGTGGCAGCGATAATCCAGTTCCATCCAGCACATTAAAGAAAAAACCACGATCTATGTGTTTTTCCAAGTTCATATATATTTTTTAAAAAATTTGTACTAACTTGAGAAAATCGTGGTATCGTGGTTATTTGTTTAATCTGACGGTCCTTCGGTGATTATGGGACGGTGTTGACTTGTCAATACATGCGAAAACTCCACGATCTCCTTGTTTTTTAGATTTCAAAAAAAAAAAACTTTACAATTCCTTGATATAAAAAAACTCGGTTAAGCAAATTTAGGCTTAACCGGAATCTGGTTAAGAGAAAAAATGGACTTTTTACTAAACCAATTTTTATATTTTTGGGTCCCTACTTAATAAAAAATAGCCCCCCCATTAAGGGTAAATTTTTCTTAACCGGAGTCTTATTACCGCGGATTTACTACCCGGAGGGACGACTTGGAAATTTGATTGATTTGTACTTGGAGCCTCTGGAAATATACAACATGGCACACTAAACCGGGGCTGGTGGGGCTGAC